TTAATTCTTCTAAATTAAGATCAATATCTTTCTTTAAGATTTTTTCTTTTGAGCTAGATGATAAAAATTTTACGTCATATTCTACATCTGTTATATATTTATTAATTGTCTTCTGCGGAGTTTTTTCCGCCGCACTTGCAAAAACAAAACATAGGTCACTCATCGAACAATATCCTAACTTCTTCTTTAGTTATATTACCTGGATCTCTTCCTTCAGGAACTTTTACTATTGTAGCAAAAATATTACTATAATCCAAGAACTTTAATATTTTTTCTGCTGCTTTTCTACCCGCAATATCTCCATCCATCATAATATATACACGAGTAGTTCCAATAGAATCAAGTAGGTTTACCTTCTTTTCATTAAAATTATTAGCTCCAAAAATACAAAGCGTATTAGTATAGCCAAGTTGCCACATGTTAAGCATATCAAAAATACCCTCAACCAATATAACAGAGTTTTTATCTGTTATTTTATCTAAGGGAAATAAGATGTTAGAAACAGAAGCGTGTTGTGGTTGTCTATAATATTTAGGTTTATTAGTAGAATCTAATGTATACCTACCCTCAATAAATTGTAAAACACCTCTTTGATATACAGGAATACATAAATAATTAATTAATTTAGTATCATTACACGTAAAAGCATCAAACTCTTTAAATATTCTACTTGATATTCCTTTAAATCTTTGAGAATAGTCTCGTCTTTGTTTTGGGAGTTCTAAAGGTATATTATATGAAATTTTTTTAATTTTTTGACGTAATTTTTCAATTTTATATGGCTGTTTACTATCAAACGTAACAACAGTATATTCTCCAATACTTTGAAGAAACTTAGTTTGTCCTCCACTAAACCCACAGCTCCAACAGTTAAATATGTTTTTATCTAGATTATAACTTAGGCTGGGCTTATTATCTTCGTGCTCGCCAGAAGTACACTTAACTAATATCTCAAAAGGATTATTAGTTTTCTGATAATTAACCCCGCGTTTATCTAAAATATCAATTATATCCATTTAACTTGCCTGCCATAGTTTATAAATAATGGTATTTTTTAATTTCTTTAGCAATTTTATCTGCTAAATCTTTATGAATTGTTCTATTAGGATGGTATTTGTCATTACCCGCTCTATATAATTCTGGTTTAGAAGCCAAGTAAGATTTTTGTTTATAAAAATGCTCCATTCCTTCTAGTAATGATTTTTGAAATTTAGAGTATTTTTTATATATATCCCAAGCATCTTCATCACCAAACCATTCTGATGCTTTATATTCTTGATCATATTCTTCCATAATAGAAGGAATAGTCATAAAGGTATTTAATTTTAATCCTTCTCCATTTATCTTATTTAATCCCCCTATTAAAATTAATTTATTTTGTAATAAAGATAATTCTTTATAAATAAGATTTGAATGGTTCGTCCATTGATTGAAAATATTTGCATCAGGCATAGCCTCTAATTGTTCTTCTGTTAGGTATCTTAACGCTCTCGACGAACAAGATTTTACAAATACAACATAATCAAAAAGATGGTGATATCTATGGGTTAGTTCTAAGCTCATTAAATCTGCATGACCTGGGTTAGCTGCCCAACAACTAGCTATTCTGTGATTATCTTCTAAATACTTTGCAATAGAATGGTCTGCTACCCATTCTATTCCTTTATCAATATCCCATTCTCCCGCAGACCAAGAGTCTCCAGTAACTAGTACAAAAGGTCCTTTATATGTTTTTTTAATATCTTCTACATACTGTTTTAGAAGATCTAAATCTTTATTTGTGCAACTCTATCTTCTATAGTATGTCTGATATCTAACGGCTATCATAAGTACTTTCCTTTATAAGTCTTTTGACCCTTCTTCTTTATTAGAGCCAAATTTTACAGAATTATGAGGTTTTTCATTAATTATTGCAGACTGATTAGGGTCAATTTTAACACAGCTCCAATCCATATACACATCAAAACTCATATGTTTACCATTACGAATTTTAGTAGTATGAATTGTTAGTTTGCTTTCTTGTTCTCGTTGCTCATTCTCAGGCGGTGGAAAAAAGTTTAAACCTCTGTCTGCAGCATCTAAAATGCCTTTTGCGAAACGAGCTTCTCCCGTTGCATCAATTTGATAAGGTGTTAGCATTGTCACATCATGTTTACGCGCTAAAGATTTTAGATTATCTGCAATTTCAATTTGAGAAGTCCAGTTCTTTTGATCTGGGTGTTTTACGATATTTAAATAGTCTACTACTGCCATATTATAGTCTGGGTATTTATTTGTAAACATATTACAATAATGATCAATTCGATTAAGAGTTAGAGATTCATCATCAATTAAAAATAATCTATGATCTTTTAGTTTTGGTTTTTCTGTTTTAACTCTTGTTTCAAACTTTTTGAAATCTTTCTTCTGTTTTAGTTCTCCTAAAAGATTTTTAACTAAATCAGACTCTTCATAAAAGTTTTTAAACTTTGCTTCTGCTAATTGAATTTTTTGCCCGTCATTAAGTTTGTTTCTAAATAAATCTAAGAAAGGAACGCCAGAAATAATACTAAGCACTCTATCATAAACTTCTTTGTACCGCATTTCAATTGAGAAAAAAGATACAGTATTACCTTCTAAAAACCTATTTAAAGCAAGGTTTAAAGAGATAATAGATTTACCAGAACCGCGGCGACCACCCAACAATACTAGTTCTTGTGTAGCAAAACCCCCATTAACAGAATCATATTCAGCAGATAATCCTGTTGGAAAAATACGAAAATCATCTTCAGACGGAAAAAACTCAAGTTCTGCCACATCATAAAGCTCATCATCGTAAGGTATTGCAGAATTAAGGTGTAATAAGTGTGATTGAAATTTATCTACAATTTCTATTTTTTCTAAATTATCAAGAGAATCTACAAATTTATCTAAAAAGTCAATAGTCTCTTCTCGAATAAAATAATCTTGTAATTGTGAAAGCAAAAACTCATTAGCAATTGTTTCATTTACATTATCTTCAGAAATGATTTCTGTATCAAGATATTGTTGAAGTACTTCATCTTTACGAATAATATGAAATTCTTCTATACTAGGAAGACGTAAATTTGCTTTATAAAATGTTTGTACTTTATCATAGATAACACGATTTATTCCGGTAAAATAATCACCAGATATCTTAGAATATAGTTCATGGCTCTGCGTATCCAATAATCTACGCAGAGTAATTTTTTGTAAATCTAATGCCATTATTGTGTGACTACTGGATAAAGATTTTGTCTGACTTCGTCAGTAAAATGTCCATGATCTCCTTGAATCCAGATACGGTAATACTCCCTACCTGTTTCTTCGATTATAGACTCAACTTTATTAATTTTTTCTTTTATAGCAAACTCTTTCCACTCACTACCATTATCATATTCCCAGTAAATATTCCAGTGTATATCTTCTTTTCCTTCAAATTCTTCTCCATGCTTCTTTTTAGCTGCTTCAAAAGCATGAAGCTCTACGTATTTACGACGTCTTGGTTCCCGTAAATAGTCTATGTAATCTTCATCAAAAACTTGTTTAATCACGCCATAGTCATTAGAACGTGGAAGAAATACTTTATCTCCTATTTTAAACTTTATATCTAAATTTTGAACTACGTGATCTACGGTTGGTTGTGCTTTTTTACTACGTGCTCTAATCGGCACGTTCATCTCTATTAAAATCTTTTTAATTCTTTGTGGAGATACATGATACTGTCTTGCAAGAGCTGTTTGCGTTTCTCCATTTAGATAGTCTTTAACTATCCCGCTTTTTTCAGCATCATTAAATACTTTTGTTTTAGCAAGCTTTTTTAGCGCTACTTCTCGATCTTGTTTAGCCCTAAAATCATCAATAATTGTTTGTAGTCTCTTAGTATTATAAGCAATACCAAGATGCTCACAGCATTCTTTCTTCGTTTTGTTTGCTTTTTCAAGCATCCAAATAACTTGACGAATTTTAGCTTCTGTAATTTCTGTTGATTTTGTTAGTGGTCGAGCCATTTATTCCTCCATTTTGTAGAGTATAACATAGGTCAAACCAAATAGCAAGATGAGTTTGTTAGTGAACGATCAAATCGTCATCATTAAAATAAATATCAAGAACTATGTCTCTAATTAGCCCTGTTTCTGTATAAACGGCAGTAAAAGACTCATTAAAAAACCGATTATAACGATATATCTTTTCGGCATACCAAGAAGCAGCATATGCTTCCATAAGGTGCTGCCATTCTATTGACTGTATTTCTACTTTAGGATAAAAAGATTTTACTAAACTTGCAAAGTAAGCGGCTCTAGCGGGAGGATCTAGTCCTAGTATATAATCTATTGTTTCATCTTCTAGTTCTGATAGATTAAGAGATTCCATTTAAATACCAATAGGGGGGACAATAGCGCACTACTGTCCCCCCAGTTAGTTAAGAAGGTCTGAGATTACTCAGCCACTGACTTGGGTGTGTAGTCAGCGCAAGAAAGACCACGACGAGTTAGAACGGTCTTAACACCGCGAACTGTCTTGTCAAAGTGCTCAGCAAGCTCTTCAACAGTTTGGTCAAGTAGATCCTCAATCCCCTCATAAGGATCTGTCTTTGCGGACTTCTTATTCTTCTGCTGAACGTCTTGTAGACGACCCATAGAAAGAAGCTTACCGCGAACTGAGTTAACTGGCTTACCCACCTTCTCAGCAATGTCCTCCAGGAAAGCACCTTCGTCGACGAGTGACTCAATCTGAGCCTCTTCTTCGGCGGTGTAGGTACGTGGAGTTACCTTCTTATCGGCGGGCTTTACATGTGAAGTCATTTCCATGGAAAGAGCCTTACCGTTGATCTGACGAGCTGTAAACTTACCATCGGCAAAGTTAGCAGCAATTTCTTCAGCAGTCATCGTGCCAGAATTGGCTTGTAGATAGTCTGCAAGAGCGTCAGTCTCTTCCTGTGAGAAGACCGGGGCAGCGCCTGGCTTCTTAGGAACATCAAAGCCGAGCTTACGCAGCTTGGCAGTAACCGAGCGCCGTGGAAAATCGAACTCGCTCATTAGCTCTTCGATAATTTCTTCCGTGACGCCTGAAGCGCATACATCATGCATACGAGCTTCCATATCTTCTGTATATTCAAACTTACTCATTTAGATTCCCTCATTACAAAGTTAAGATTTAGAGTTGATACTCAAGAAGTTGTTGTCTTCTTGACTATGTTTAGATTATAAGAGATTTTTTAATTAGAAGCAAGATTAAAATGAATGTATTTACGTTTTTGCTTCTATAAAAAATCTATTAAAAATCGCCATTTAGTACAGCACTTTTATTTTGCCAGTAGTTGACAATTTTTATTCCCAGCTGTTGTGCTTTTTTATACTTTGACGATTGGTTATCATCCGATACAATTAGAGCATAGCAATCTTTTGTAACTGATGAAGTAGACTTAAATCCATATTGATAAAGATGATCGGCTAACTCATTACGAGTCATATCCATCTTACCAGTAATACAGATTTTTTTGTTGTCTTGTAACACTTCGGTTACTGACATTTCTTCTTTTAGTTGGAGTGGGAGTTGCATCACCCATTCTTCGTTATCATCTAGCCAGGTTAAAACTGATTCAATTGTTTTAGGTCCGATTCCCTTAATCGGTAATACGTCAATATCTCTTAAAGAACGAAACTCGGGAATATGCTGCACTACTAGTTTAGCAGCGGTTCTTCCGAGTCCTGGAATACCCAGAGCGCCCAGTACTGTAGAATACGGTTGTAGCTTAGCTCGTTCAAGCTCTTCTTCAATCTTTTCTCCGTTTACTCCGAGTTTATGCCACGGTTGTTCTTCAAATAGATCTATTGGATGGGTTAGTCCTAGCTTTTTGATAGATGCTGGACCTAACCCTTTAATTTTTAGAGTTGCGATAAAATGTTCAAGCAATTTTAGTGATGAGCCTTGCCCTGACTTTACCCTGAGTCGAGGACCATGACGTACTACTGCTTCTTTAATAGCCAATTCTGCATGTCGTTGATTAATTTTTAAATTGTGTGCAGAGTGCTCAATCACACGAAGAAATTTAGGAATAACTCCGCCCGCCCGCTCAATCTCAATACTGTCTCCTAGTCCAAGATTGTGCATCTCAATCTGTTCAATATTGTGTAGTGTAACGCGAGAAATAGTAGCGTCGTCAAGAATAACAGGAGAGACTACTCCTGTTGGATTAACTGTCCCGGTTCTTCCAACTGTCCAAATAACTTCTTGTAGCGTGGTAATCGCTGTTTGAATTTCCCGAGTTTTAAGCGCTACTGCAAAACGAGGATATTTAGAAGTATATCCCAAATCATTACAACGACGCCAATCGTTACAACGATAGACAACCCCATCGCAAGGATATTCCCATGCTTCGTCATCTAATACTGTAAAAAAGTTCATATTCTTAAGAATTTCTATCTTGTTGAGATAGCTCATATTCCAAGATAGAATATCGTGAGCAATAAACTGAATAGATCTTTCACGAAATTCTTTAGGAGATTTTAGCCCTAGCGCGCCGCTAACATAATTGCGAAAGTTTTCAACATTATTATTTGTAACACATTCGCCATTGATAACTACGTGCAAATGGTCGGTAGAGATTCGCTTTGGAATGTTGCTGATTTCTTGTGCGAGCGCGGTAACATCATCGCCTCGATCTCCATTCCCGCGAGTGAGCGCCAAATGGAGTTTTCCACGCTTGTAAATAAGAGTAAGATTAGTTCCATCAATTTTTGGCGTGCGAACATCCATCCACTCCTCAATTTCGCTTTTGTCATATACTTTTCTTAGTGAATAAAGGGCATACGGGTGACGTATCTTACCAGAAGCTCCGCCCACTTTTAAAGTAGGGGAATCCGAGTCTTTCCATCCTTGCGCTTGTTCCATTGCTTCAAGCTTGTCATAAGCCTTATCCCACTCAGCATCGGAGATGCTTGGCGCTGATAAATCATAATATTTGTGGGAATGTTCAAGAACGAAGTTCTTCAGCTCGGTGTAGTTCATCATTAATCCTCTTTAATGAAGTTTAATAATAGCAGATTTGAAGGGCATTAGCAAGAATTTTTTAAAAAATTAATAAGGATTTTGCTTTTCCAACTCTTTAATTAAATCTTCTAAATACCAACGAGCTTTTTGTAAATCTTGTATCTGAAGATTTACATCTGTGTTTTTTAGATTATACCGAGTAACATACTTAATAACATTACCTTGATTCCAATTCATTTCCCAAGATTTAATATATTTTGTAGTTTCAATTCCTTTATTATAATGTGCTGGATGATTTACAGCGTCTGACACGATTTTATTAGATTTAGAATTTCTTTCAGATTCTTTTCTTACTAGAAAAGAATCCCAATCTTCTTTTTCTCTATCGTAATCAAACGCTGCTTTATTATAGTTAAATGCTTCTTTTCCATACATATAATTATACTCAGGCATTAATTTTTACCTTTACTGCATTAAGTAATGTGTTTAAATTTTCTTTTTTATTAAGGTTTGTACCTTGAATTTGAATTTCTAAAAGTTCTTCAAGATCTCTTAACATAACTTTTACTGTTTGACCTTTATTCTCTTCTTCTAATTCTGGTTTTTCGTAAATTTTTAATTGAACTAATTTACTTATAACACTACGATACCCTTTTCCAAAGTGTTTGGCAAGATTATGTACATCTTTTTTACCCTCAATAGTATATAATAAAATTAATTCATCTTCCTGTTCGTTGCTCCAGGCTTTAATACTCATATTCTTCTCCAAAGTTAAATTCTAACTGATAGGAGTGTTTATAACGATTATTAATAATCTCTTCTGCTTTTTCAAGTAAAGATATTAATGATGATATTTCGTCAGCTGGAAAAGCATACCCTGTTTTAGTAGGGAACCACTGCCCAGTATCTCCATCCATAGAATACTCTCTTATATGTAGATATAAAATATCTCTAAATTCATTTAAAGTTACTTTTGTTGCATTTCCGTTTGGTTTATGAAAAGCTGTTCCAAAATCTATATTCATATCACAATATAATTTCTTGTTTATTATTTATAAATGATTTTAACCAATCATTTGGTTTTACTATCTGTACTAAAGAATATCTAATTTCTGTTTTTGATAGATTTTTTGTTCCGTGCTCTACCTCATCTGGATCAAAAACAATACTCTCTCCTTGTTTTAAGCTGTGTATGCAATAATCTTTTCCAGATTTAAATTCATATATGAAATCTTTAGAAGAAGTTAAAGCAGTAAAGATTCTAAGCCTAATGTCTTCTTTAGTTTTAACTTCAGTATTTTGCTCATCTACATGTAATTTTGTTTGATAGGTAGGAAGTTGTCGATGTATTCTAATTCTAGTTTTTTCTAATTCAAAAAAATCTATAAGTTTTTTAACTTTAAATTGATGATACAATTTTGTATATTTAAAATTTATTGGGTTTTCTAAAAGACTATCCCTATAAAAATCATAAACACTTCCTGTAGCACTTTTTACAGAAATAGCATCGACAACACCTTTTAAATCATAGTCTGTATGATCGCGATATATTAAAGAATTAACAAAAGAAAAATCTCCTTTAATTCTCGTTTTTGCTTTCCACAGTTTCATCTTCACTTGTATTGATCATAGTTGTTTTAACGGTTTTTGTACTAAAATTTTTAGGGGCTGGATTTTTCCACTCATTAACCCACTTATCTAAGGCTTTTCCACTCATTCCATTTACTTTTAAATAGTGTCTTAAATCCTCTTCTGACTTAAATGTTTTCAAAAGGTCTTTGTTCATCTATATACTCCTTTAAAGTCCCTCCCTCAACAGGACGATTTAAATAATCTTTTCCCATAATATAAATATTTGGGTTTTTATTATTTATTTGTGTTAACCATTCATTATAGCAATTTTTTACCCCTTGTAAACCCCTAACATAATGAGCATTTACTGTATGAAATACATTACTCCACCATATTAATTCTGTATCTTTTCCCGTAATTTGAGAAGTTATTTTTTCAGGTGTTTTACAAATGTCGGTATGTATAAATGTATGTTTTAATTTTTTATATGCTTGCCAGTGTTCTTTAATATTTTGTTCTGACTTCCACCATTTTATTTCGTTTTGCCATAAATCTTGATAAGTTTCATTTTCAGTTAATCGACCTGCTGTTTCATTAATAGCCCATTTATTTTTAGCCCAATTTAAAAACTCTGGGTAGTTTTCTCCATCCCAGTGTTGAAGTAATAATTTTTTAAAGGCAAGAGCTTGTTTACTATAATCATAATAGATAACTTCAGTATTTTCATGAAATCCAAAAACATTAAGTAAAAAATTAGGTTTAAAAGCAGCAGCTACGGAGTATAGCTTATCTATTGGTTTTTGTAGTTTTACGTATTTTACATCCCAATACCCCTCTGTATTCCAGAAAAACACACAAGTAGGGGCATAATCTACTATTTCTCTAATCCAAGAAAGCTGTTTATTTAGTTCTTCCGCACTTTTATTAGGATATACATATTGTTTTGTTTCTCTAATTTTTGGTAAAAAGTTGTAAACAAGCAAACCATTTTCTAAACTTTTATTAATAAAATTCCAGCCATCTACTAAAGGTGTACATACAATAGTTTCTTCTGTTGGTTTTAGAGATAGCGGAGTGTAATCATCATGTATATCTCTTACATGCCTAATAGCTTTTGTAACAATTGTTTCTTCAGAATCTTCTTTTTTCCCATAAACAGGGCGATCAAATTTTTTATAATAATTTAGATTAACTAGCAAACATTGCTTATGTAACCCATAATACCCATTTCCTTTTGGATGAGCCGAGTTTTTACTTTGTTTATCCATTATATGTCCTGTAATAAAAAAATTATATTTATTCATCCAAGACTCTAGAAGCCTAAAAAACTCATACTCTTTTATAATATGACCAACACATTGAACAATACAATAATCAACTTCGTAAGTTAATGCTTTATCTAGTACTTCATTAACAGTTTTCCCGTAAACTATAGGACCAAAATACTTAAATCTGGTAAAAAATTCTGTTAATTCTTTTGATCTTTGTGCTGCGTTAGGATTTGGTATACTATCACTATCATCGTATAATCCAACAATATAGTTTTTATTTAATCCCATTTTTCTTGTAGCTGTTTTCAACTAATTTTTTCCATTGTTTGTTAGATTTATAATTTCCATGTATTATTATATGATATCTATCTTCATTACTTTTATTATAATACGCATGAATATTACCTACGTCAAGAAGATATACCTCACCCGCACTAAAAGGCACTGTTCCGTGGTGTGCCATTTTCATTATACATCCTTTTGGATGATTTAAGGCTATATTTACAGGAGATAATCTATGCTCATTCATATCATTGTGTGGAGCTATGAAACCATCAGGCTCTAATAACATAAACCGTACACGATAATACGTATCACAAGGATATACTTCTGTTAACCATTTAGTAGTCTCGTAACATTTAGATGATATATCAGTCCATTTGTAGGGAGTTTCATTATTGGATGTGTATCCATAAGACTCAAAATGATTAGTATGACTAGAGGAGATACCATGAATACATAAACTAGACCAGCCTTGGTGTCCGTATCCAGAGATTTTATCTTCTGCACGATGTTTAACAAAATGAGGTTTAAGTGCTTTAGCTTCTTCCAATATTTTTTCATACGGAAGTTCAATGTCTAGTTTTAACCAAGGAAGTTTACTTTCATTTATAATCCAATTATAATTAGTCATTTAACAAGTCAAAATCAAAATTAAAACTACTTCCACAACCGCAAGAGCTTTTTGCTCCGGGATTTTCTATAACTAAATTTTTTCCGAATCCTTGTTCTTCTAATTCAATTATAGAACCGTATAAATATTTTAAACTTTCTCTATCTACAACAGCTTTAGGTAAATCACAAAAAACAATATCATCTTCTGATTGTTCTGTGTCTTCGTCTAGTAGATAATTAAACCCAGAGCACCCTCCACCAGCAATTCCAAATCGAAAAAAAGAACCAGGAGTTAAATTAGATTCAATAAATATTTTTGCTTTATTTGTAATTGTAGGTAGCGTTCCTTGTACTTCATTGTTAATTTGTGGAGCGTTAAAATGAAAATCTCTTAAAATTTTATTGTCTAGCTCGCTGAGTTCCTTGTCTGTTTGCGACATTTTCAAGTACCTCCCAATATTTATTTACTACATGATTCCAATTATTTTCTGGAACAGCTGCATTAATTTTATTATACCATTCTTTTTTATTATGATGGAAATAAATATATTTTAATGCATTTTGGAGTGTTTGTCCAATAGGTTCTCTATAGAAAGAATGAGTGCTCATTAAGGTAGTAGCATCTCCTGGCTTTGTAGCAAATATAGACGGATCACAAATATTAAACATCTTTTGCTCCGTTGGAATCTTTAGATAATGATCTTCTGGGATAAAATCTTGATGAGGGCCAAAATCTGGAAGAATTGGAAGACAACCACAAGCATAGGCTTCTTGGATATGCATACCAAATCCTTCTGCTCTATAAGGATGCACCAGTACTTTTGAATTTTTATAAATAGCAGCCATTTCTTCATCAGTTAGTTGCTCATCAATATACACAACAGGAGCACAGCCTGTTTTATACTGCATTTTAATAATTTCATTTAATAAGTTATTATGTCCGTAAATAGCAGAGTTATCTTTAATGATTAGTCTGCAATTATCAGAAGCAGTAAAAGCATCTTTCCACTGATTTAGTAAAATATCAACACCTTTTCTCCATTGTCCATTACCGATAAATACAAAGTTAAACTTACTAGAATCAATATTTTTATAAGGTTTTACAGGTTTTTTGTTGTATACATTATCATCGTATCCATTAGGTACAGTAAATATTTTATCAGGATTAATACCTCCCTTTAAAAATATATCTCTCTCAAAATTACTTGGAACGCATAAAGCATCAGCAAAAGTTTCAAACTTGTATTGCCATTCAAAAGGAACTTTTGTGTATTCCCAAGGTTGAATAAATACTACTTTTGTAGCTGAATCGGTAGGCCAGTTCCAAATTGGAGGATATGTATGCCTAATTTGAATATCAGGAATCGCATTTTTATTTGATAGCTCTTTTAGCGTTTTTACTGTATCTATATCTACTCCAAATTCAGTAGTTATTGAGTCTAAAGGTGTAATTAATAAATCACACTTATCTTTTAAATATTTTACCAAGTTTCTATTAATAATACTCAAAGAGTGATTATCAAAAAACTTTCCAACTAATTCTACTTTCATTAGTAAACCTTATTAAAATAGCTAGAGTAATAAGCTTCAAGTTCTGTAGTGGGCACTGCACGTAGTTTAGGCCATTGAACTCCTCCAAGCCCTGATGTTTTAAAATTTCTTAGTTCGTGATAATTATCCATAGTTACCTGTGACCAAATTTCGTAAAATGGATCTTTTTTTGCGAGATCAGAATGTCCGATGTTATTAATTTTAGTATGTAACGCTTCTTTTTCTCTACATAAAGAATAATGAAGCATAATAGCAGGGCTTAAAATTCTATTTAATCCTCCTGCACTTTTATTAGTCCAACGGGCATATGTAAAAGTTGCGTTTTTATTTGTGATAAACCCTTGATTTTCTGCAAGTAAAGGAGAGTCATCATCTTCAGCAATAACAAGAGTTACATCTTCAATTTGTTTGTAAGGAGTTGCCCAATTCATACAAATATCATATTTTTCTATGTAAGAATAGGTTAAAGGAAGAAAGTTATAAAAAAACTCTTTAGCTTGTAGCAACTGTTCGTCAGCATCAATGCTAATAATTATATCATTAGAACACTGTTCTTTTAAAAAGTTTCTTTCATAATTATCATTTTCAATAGCTACTTCGCTTTTATGAAAGTCTTCTTCAATAATAGAAATTTTAGAATCTCCATCTAGTGCATCAAGCTCTTTCCAAAGTTTATTTTCATTAAAAGAAAAAGAGTTATTACTCCAAGAAATTCTATCTTTGTCTACACCTAAAATAATTTCATCAACATATTCATAGTATTTTTCAATACTTTTAGGTAAGTAATCTGCATCATAAGAAATTAAACTAATAATACTATTTTTATTACGATTCGTCATTTTTTGCAAATGCTTTCTTTCTAAAACCATACACGGCGATTCCGCTATGATAACCAAATGCATCTGCTGTTCCGCTAGATACTCTTTGAAATTTAAATTCTGTTACCAATCTATCGCTATATTGTTCAATTTTTGATTCTAACATAGTAGCTTTATCATCTTTTGAGTACTGAGAAAAAATAACAATACATTGTCTAGAAAAGGCTTGAAATACTTTTTTAAAAAATTCATCATAAATTTCTTCTGTTACAGGTTCAATATCAAAGTAAATTACATCAAATTTTGCTTGTGAACTCCAAGATACTTCCTGAAAATCACTTTCAATAACTTTTATCTTAGACATATCAACACTATCGTCAAAAGAGTATTTAGTTAGTGTATCGTATAAATTAGACTTCATATTGGGCCAACCCTCGTCTGCCCATTTTTTAGGTTCTGTTTTGTCATACTTAAAGTTTTCTACACCAAGAGCCGTTAAAGTTTTATTACCATAAGCAGCGCTCATAAGAGTTGATCCTCTATATACTCCAAGCTCTAAATATCTTGTACTGTCTTTAGAACAAACATTATTTAAAAAAGTTTTTAACTTAATAGATGCTTGACCATAAAGTTGTCTTTCTACATCTGTAAGTTTTCCTTTTTCTCCGTCTGCTAACTCTAAACTAGCTTTTACAAAAGCTTCACTAATTTTTTGCATTTAATAGTCTCCTAATAACATATTCATCTAAAACATAAAAAGGTATATAACAAATAGCAAGAAAGCTAATTAATAATATAATAGCAAATACAGGAATAAAACATATTAATAATATTAAAAAAACATATAAATAAGTAAAAGGTCCTGTAAAATTTCTTTTTCTATCGATAAACGTTTCCTTTAATTGTTCTTTTGTTATGTACATTTTACTCATTAGAAACTACTTCGTCAAGTGTTTTGTAAAACTTACTATTACTCCATAAATTTTTAAGTGTTTCTAGATTACGCATTTCTGCTTTTAGTAAATTATTATTATTGTTTTTAATTATTTTATTATCCCGACTCTCGTGATGAAGTAATCGAACGGGAATTTGATAAATTTTAAATCCTGCTTCTCTTGTTCTTAAACAATAATCTACATCTCTATTATAGGTCCATTCATATCTAGGATCAAAATTGCCAATTTTATTAAGAACTTCTCTTCTAATATATAATCCTCCGAAAGTTGTCCAAGCAACACTACGAACTTTGTTATATTGGCCAGTGTCTATTTCTAACGTTTCTTTAAAAGTTCCACCTGTTTCTAGATATAGCCCACTTCCAAAATGATCTGGAATGTCATTAGTAAATCGCCCGCCAGCACATTGTACGAAAAAATTTTCATTTTCGTCTTTTGCTGGATATAATAATAAACAACCAAACATACCAGCTTCAGGATACTTTTCTACATATTTAAGTAGTTTATCAAACCATTCGTTATCTTCATCTGTTTCTTCTGGAAACATGTCTGCATGTAAAATAAAAATATCATCTTCTGGAAATTGATTCCACAGTTTTTGATACATCATATCTGAACCAATCATTGCAGTATCTTTTTCATAATAAACAGATAAGTTCCAAAAACGATTTTTATGTTTTACAATTTCAATATCGTTTACATAAGGGCATATAATTTTTACTGACATTAAATAATCTTTTCTGTCCAAGTTTTAGGGGTGTAGTCTCTTGTAAACTCAAGATTTAAATGATATTCAAAAGGTTGGATTCTTGGTCGAATCCAATTAACCATTTCTTTAATAGTGTCTTCTACAGATATAGCAGCATTGTAATTAAAATCTTTTCTTATTTTACCGCTAGAACAAAAAGCATTTTTTACTTCTGCTGGTCTGTCTGGAAAATGTAATAATTTTGGATACACATTGCAATAATGACCAATTTTATAAGCTAACTGTTTGATACTAATTTCATTTTCATCAGGACCGATATTATATACTTGCGTTGATAAATCTCTCTTAGAAAGCATAATTTTATAAACTGCGTCAATACAGTCTCTTACATTAGAAAAAGAACGTTTTTGTTCTCCATCTCCGTAAATTATAATTTCTTTTCCTTGTAGTACTCGATTAATCATAATGCCTACTACATTTCTAAACGGGTCAAAGTATCTCTGTCCTTGACCAATAACATTATGTGGCACTACTGTAACAAAATTTAATCCGTGTAGTTTATGCAAAAGTTCTAAGTGTTCTTCTGCTTGTGCTTTAGCTAAACCGTATGGATCTTCTGGTGCACGAGGCATATCTTCTGTAAAAGGAGGTGTTTGTGCTCCGTATCGTGCCATAGAAGAGCAATTAATTAATAATCTAATATTATTAGCTAAACAAGCAGAGGCAACAGAAACAGTTCCAGACACAATTGATTCTACTGTAATTTTAGGAGAAAATACTGAAAGTCCTTCATATGGAAGAGCTGCTGTATGAAAAATACAATCACTTTCCTTTGTAGCTTCTTTAAGTTTATCAAATTCTAAAATATCAAATTCGTGTAAAGTTACTGAAGAAGGTACATTATCAGGAATCCCACCAATAAAAGTATCACAGCCATGAATATCATAGCCTCCAGCAGTAATTAATTTTCTTGCAAAGGTACTTCCTAAAAGACCTCCTATTCCTGTAATAAATACTTTTGTCATCACCAAATAAACCTATTTCTATAAAAATCTACAACACTTGCAATAGAAGTATCAAAATGCTTTTTAGGTTCCCACCCAAGTTCCTTTAAGGGCATACAATTTATCGCATATCTTACATCTTGCCCAGGTCTTTCATAAGAAAAATCTAAATGAGTTTGAAAATCTGGAACATTAACATTTGGTTTTCCCATATAAAAACAATTAATAACTTTCTTAGCTGTTTCTAAATTTGTTTGCTCGAATCCAGAAGAAATATTATAAATACGATTTCTTTCTCCTTTTTCGTACAGTAAAAGAACGGCATCAATAGTATCTTTTACGTGAGTCCAGGTTCTAACTGGTTTTCCCCTATTGTGCAAATGAATTTTTTTATTTGCCTGAAGTTTTTTTATAGCAAGTGGAATTAATTTTTCGTGGTATTGAAAATCTCCAAAATTATTAGATGGACGAACAATAATATAATTAAGCCCATATGTTCTAGCCCAAGAACTTAGTAATAAATCTGCTCCTGCTTTTGCTGCTGAGTAAGGATTACTTGGATTTAAAGGAGAGCTTTCGTTAAAACTACCTAATTCTAAATCTCCATAAACTTCATCTGTTGAAAAATGAAAAAATAAAGGAGGATCTACACTAATTGCTACTCTTTTTTCAATTAATTGTAATAAATGTCTAACTGTTTCAATGTTATTACGAACAAAAGAAGAAGAATCAATTATACTTTTATCTACATGACTATCTGCTGCAAGATTAAAAATAACATCAGCAGTAGGAAGCCAAGTTTGTTCTAGCACATCTTCTGCAATAAAAGTAAATTGATTTTTATAATTATTATAATAAGATAGATATTCATCAGTACTTGACACAGTATCTATTTTATCAATACCATAAACATACCAACCGTCTGATAATAGTTTTAATAGTAAATTATTACCAATAAATCCAGCGCAACCAGTTACAATTGCTGTTTTATTCATAGTCTTTTATATCCTTGTGAACAGGGTAACATTGTATACGATTATATACTTCTTGGCTAATACGAAGACCTCTTAAAGGCTTATAGTATTTTCTAAACTCTACGTTACTAAAAGGATTATAGGTAGGATCTTCTGCAACCCAAGGAAAACAGAAAGGAAAAAACTCATCTGCTATATTAGGAAACGGTTGTCCTTTAATTTCTCTTTTAAATTTATATTGAAGTTTATAGTAATTTTCTAAATAAGCATCTTTTAAAGAGTCAATATCAAAATTAAGTTCTTTCCACCACTGTAAAATACCTGCTGCAGAAAGATCACTCATTTTGAAATTACCACTAAATTCGCTGTGAGAATCTTTAGCTGTTAACTTACCAAAATTTGTAGCTCGTCTACACATTTCTTCATATTTTTTATCAATAATAACTAAACCCCCTTCACCAAAGCCTAAAGGTTTAGTATGGTGTAAAGATATATAAGAAGCAACCCCATAGTTACAACTATTTTGACCATTTATAAAGGAATAAGGTGTTGCTGCGTTATCAAAAATAACAAACTTATTTAATTTATTACACGCATCTACAATTTGTTCTATTGGTTGTAAATGACCAAAACAATTAGTAACAATTAAAATATCACCGTAATGAACTAAATAGTCATCTCTGTAATTTATATTTAAGTCACTATCAAAATCTACTACTATAGGTCCTTCTGCTGCTCCTATTCCATTAGAAGGAAAAGTAAAATCTTGGGTTGTAATTCTTAAATTACGCTCTTCAAATCGACGCATTCCATATATAATACAATTAATTGCAGAAGTACCAGAATTAACAGCGATTACTGCTTTTTCCTCTGATATCTTTAATAAGTTACGTGCTTCTTTTTCTAGCTCTTGTACTGCCCAACCATAGTTACTCCACTGATTAGTTTTTACAGCAGAGTCTATATAGTGAGAAAGAGTTGCGTAATTAAAAGATTTTTTCTGGATGAAGGGAATCAAAATACTGTTTCCAGTTAATAATGGGTGTTATACATCTGTCTTGTAGATGTGTAGTATGTCCAGGAATAGGAGCTAGACATTTAATTTGGTTAAAAGCTTTCCAAGTCCATGAGTCTTGTGCAAAAACACCTCCTTGTAAAATCTCATACTTATATTGTAAGAAAGTTTTACCTCTGGCAGCCATTGTCAAAGTAGAGCTTTGGATAGTTCTTAAATGCCCATAAGCACCAATAAATACTTCACATTGTCTACTGGGATCTAAAGAATATCTATCAGGATAATCATATGGTACATAAAATCCCTGATGATCTGTTGCATTAAATAACCATTTCATTGCGGGAATTGCATGTGGAAGATGTAAGTAATCATCTTCGCAAGCATAGATAATTTCATCAGGATTCTTTTCTGCAATATCAATTAACTGTGTAGCAAACTCTGAAGCATCATTAACTACTACAGGATGATATTTTGGATATGGATGTGTTTTTTGTTTTTCAACCATAGGCACAATTTCTCTAATTTCTGTTTGTGCTATAGTTGTTTCTGATAATTTAGCAAGAGATTCTGGTGAAGTTCTATCAGAAATAAAATAAATTTTATCTGTTTCTTCAATACCTTGTTGCATTGAGTGCCAACAAGCATTAAAAATTTCGTTCTTATACTTACCTTCCCAACGAGGAACTATTTGTGTTTCACTTCCCATACTTCCTGCTGAAGTAGCCGCCTCACAACATCTAAATAAAATTATCATCTTTTTGGTTTTTCTAAAATTTGTCCTTGTTTAACTAATTTGCGGTTTCCTAGATTACCTTCTAGAATAAACTCGTGAGCACTTAAATGGTTTTCACTTCCCATTTCTGTATAAGAACCCATAAGAGCGTAGGGACCAAACCAGTTTCTATCTTTGAGTTTACCAAAACCCATAATTCCTGCATAAGGAGATAAGATATTATCATTACCCATTTTACAATCGTGAGAAATTGAAGTTGACCAGTTAAACTCGTTAAAATCTCCAATTTCTGCATTACCAGCAATCATTACCCAAGGTTGAATAACATTACCAATACCCATTGTACTTAGTTTTGATATGTGTGCTTTTGCAGAAATAGCGTTTGGAAAATGATAATTATTAAAAACATATCTTTCTTGTAAATGTTCTTTGATTATATCACGCCATTTCCTACTCGTCAAACCAAAAATGAATGCAGCATCTCTTGGATAATCAAAATCAAAACCAGTAGAAGAGTATAAAAGTTTATTTTTATCTTGATTATATGTTAAAAAGTCAATAAAATTATAATGTGAGACAGAGCTTTCTTGAAGTATTTGACAATCGTGTACTTCAGACGAAAAGCCTCCATCTCCTAGAATATATAAATTTTGCATTAAATCCTCTATGATTGGTGGGCCCGTTCTGTTGCTAGGTGGAACCCTTACCCCGAGTAATTAAGCTGCTAGAGCATAATCCTCATTTGCTACGAAGTTATCGTTGGCAATTATAGTGTTTCTTGCGGTCAAGGTCGCTTGCGCACCTGCTTCTCGGTTTAGTTTTTACTACACCTGTCGATCCTTGTTCGCCCCCATCAAAAGCACATAGGATTTTGGATTCGAACCTTGTCCTAGTGTTGTCCATCTGTACTTCCCACAGTACTGAACCCTATGTGCTCATGGTGGAGGCGTTGGGTACTGCCCCCAAGTCCAGTATGTTTATTCTACTTCTCCTCAAACGAAGCACTAAATATTAAATAAATCTTCATCAATATCAAATTGTGAAGGCATACTTTCTACCGTTTTCCAATTAAATATTCTAAAGTTATCTGCTTCTAAATCCCAAACAAGCTCCATACCTTCAGGGTACTTTTGTTCAGATCCTGCACCCGAAATTTTAGAAGCAACAAAAGAAGAAGGTAAATCATTAATTCTAGAAAAAACCATTGTTCTTGACTCACCGTTTTTCTTTTTAAAAATCCCTTTGTAAGCTTTCATTGTAATCTCCATTTTTTTCGCTAAACAAATAATAGCAGAAAAAATAGCAATGAGCAAGATTACATTAAGATTGTTTGCTAATATGCTTTTTACGGTTTTTAAAGTGATTACGCTCGTTTCGTTCAAACTGTTCGTCTAATTGTATTTTTTTCTTTCTCCAACGAGCCACTCCAGCTTTTTTGGCTAAACGACGTTTTTCTCCCTTACTAACGTAATAAGCTCTATCTCTTAACTCTTTAAGAGTTCCATCTTCATGTAACTTCTTTTTAAGTATAGACCATGCTTTATTTACGTTGTTATCTCTTACATAAATCTTCATATTTATTATAATAATCCTGTATTGTTTCTAAATAGTTATTATACTGAAGCTTTACATTAAAAGTTTCAAATAATTTTGAACTATTTAAAGAACCTCTTGGCTTTCCAGTAGGTCCTAACTTTTCCTTTATTTTAAAATGTTTTGGATATACTTTTTGCAAGTCTTTTCCATTTCTAATGTAATTAGAACTTATATTATATATACCTGGTTTCCAAGAGTCAAGAATATTTTTGATGATTTGAACAAAATCATCAATATAAATACAATCTGCTGCTTCTACACTTACAGGTTTATTTTTACTTATTTGTCTTTCAATATTCATCCAGATTGGGAATTTAGCGTCTCCAATACCATATACGTGAATAGGACGTAATACAATATCATTTTCATCTATAAAGCCTTCTGCTTTTGCTTTACATATTCCATAGTAATCAACTGGGTTTAATGTATTTAGTTCTGTAATTTTTCCTTCCCAAGAACCATAAACCATTGAAGAACTTATATGAATAGTAGGACAAGAATATGTAGCTTTAATATTTTTATAACCTTCTACAATAGAATTGTGGCAAAATTCTCCAAAAAACTTAGATAAAATAGCTTCAGATAAGCTACCACAATTTATTATTAAATCAAAAGAATCTGTAGGTAAATACTCAAAAGACCATTTTCTAATAATATTAATATTTTTAATTAATGATAATCTATATTCTAAATTTAATCTTCGATGTTTTTCTTCTATTTCTGATATAGGAACAATACCTTCTACTTGTCCTCTATATATTTTTGCAAATCCTATATAATTAAGATCATATTTATCTAGTATAGTAATATCATGATTACTTAATGCATTTGCTAAATGAGCACCTATAAAACCTAATCCGCCTGTAATTAAAATTTTCATTTATTTTCCTAAACAATATTCTGTTGACTTAATTCCTAATGTATTCCATCCTTTAAACATGAAAGAATAATCTTTAGTTATGTTTTTAAAAGCATAATAAACATCGGGAGCAGTTTTGTATGCTTCTTGAACAGCTAATTTTGCTTTTGGAGTTAAATTTCTTAAAGAATTTGTTTTTAAAAAAGTATAACTATTATCAATAGGAACTCTTACAGCATACTCAATATCATTTCTATATTGATTATTTTCAGAAAAAAGTTGATTGCCTATTTGCGGATATTTATATTTAATGTAATTTTTTACTATATGACACTGTTTTAAATGAAGTTCGGGAAAATTTGAACTAGTATAAAACATCTCTAAATTTGGAGTTAACGAAAGTGTGCTAATTAAAGAATCCCATTCATAAGTAAAAAACTTATTATCTCGTTTTTCTATTTTAGGTTTTATATGTCCTATAACATTAGCAACTTTACTAAATTTATTATGAGGTGCTTCTAATAATTTTGAGTGTGTATAGTAACAAGAAGATAAATAACTTGTACTTCTTAATGTAATATCCGAAGCAATTTTATCATAATCTTGACTTTCTAATATATCTAAGTATTGTTGTGTAGATGTTTGAAATATATTTATAAAGGTATTAGAAAATTTATCTTGTAATAGTTTTAGCCTTGGAATAGCTCTTTTATTAAGTTCTCTATCTGATTCTATAAAAGGACTTTTAGAAACTGCAATTTCATCAATATAAATATTATGTTTTAAAAAAGTTTGTAATATAGTTTCAGAATCTGATCCACTAGTGTACCAAAGTCTTAAATAGTCATAAGAGTCTCTTAATTGTTTAGCTCTTTGTTCTAAAAGATAATCATATGATAAAGACGGTTCAGATTCCCAATTTAGTTTATTAAAAGCATCTTCAAAAAAATAAAATGTTACATTGTTAATTGAATATTTGTTATCAAGCACACAAGACCATTTATTATTATAAAATTTATTATTAAGATACCAACCAATTTCAGACATTTAAACCCTATTAACTTGTAAAAAATTATCATAATATCTTTGAATATTATCTTTTGATAACTCTCTAACATAATTTTTAAATTTTTTCTTTTTAGCAGAATCAATATTAATTATTTTTCTTCCTGTTGTAAATTTAGTTTTCATATATATTACAGTTTGTTTATGATTAAGTCCTAAATCTCTTATTCTAGTATACTCTGCAAGAGCACTGCCTCCGAATCTTGTAAATTTATGATCTAAAAATGCAGCTTTCCATTCCTTATTGATTTTTACGCAATCATGTAAATTTAATGTTTCATGTTCCCAGTAAAATTCTGGACTATATTCAAGTTTTGTAAATCCATACTTATCTGGATTTTTTGAATGATCTGAAAAATCTATAATATGTTGTAGTTCTTCAATAAAAGGCCCAATGTCAAGTATAGTAGTTTGTACTTCATCTATGATTTTTTGATTTAATAACCACTGTAATGTATTATTTAAACTTTCTTTTGTCTCTTTTGGAAGTCCAATAATAAAAAAAGTAGTAATCCAAATATCATCACCACCCTTATCTCTTAGCAATTGTAATAGTGCCTTTACTATTTCAGGATTGAGTCCTTTACCAGCAAATTTTCCTGCCTCGTGACATAAAGTTTCAACACCAAACCAACCTGCCTTAAAACCAGAGCCAATCATTTCATCCATCATTTCTGGCCATTTATGAAACGGATCAACCCTAACATAACTTGCCCATTCTATATTAAAATTTAAAGAGGCAACCATTTCTGCCCATTCGCCTACAAATTTTCGATTATCATTAAAACAATCTGCCGTTATATTATACTTTGTTATTCCTAAATCATAGTAATTTCTTTTTATTTCTTCTTCTAAAAGCTTAATTGGTTTCTTATTAGAAAATCGTTTTTCATAATAACAATACTTACAATTGAACGCACATCCTCTTCCTACCTCTAGACCTGCCCAATGAGACTTTTCAAAACAATCTGATTTATTATATCGCATTGTCGGAATATAAGTTATTGGTGTTTTCCAAGGTTCTCTATCACAAAAAATAAAATTCAAATTATGATATACATGTAAGTTATCAATTTTTTCATTTGTGCGTATTTTTTCAACTAATTGTTTTATAGCATAATCTGCCATGCCTACAATAATATAATCAACGTATTTTTTAATGCAATAATTTTCAGGTGCTAAGGGTGCCATCTGTAGTATTCTTGTAGATCTAGCACCTCCTATTATAATTTTTGCGTTTTTATTATATTTATCTAATAGTGCTCTTAATCTTTTTAGCCAGTCTTCTAAAGAGGCATTATTATTTTCCCATAAATATAAAGAAAAAGACTCGATTACCGTTTCATCTAATCTATTATTAGTTGGTAAGGCACTTAACCCACTTGCATCGTTATTCTTTTCTCCGTACTCAAATGGTGGATATA